CGCCCACCATCAGTGTCTTCGTGCGTTGTGTTAACTATAGTTACTTCTGGCGTAGTATCAGTAGCTGTTACGTCTTGGACGTTAGCAACTGTAGCACTAATAGTTCCAGCCCTTGCTCCTATATATCCACCCATTAGGTAATCTCCATATAGCTCATTGTGACTGAAAGCTTATCTGCTACTGAACAATCCACTTTAATAATATCGCCAACGTTCATATTAATCTTACCTTCGAGTGGCGAAAGCGTAGAGCCAGCAGGGATGCTTACATCTTTGATTAAATGCGCTGTAGTGTTTTGCGTCTGCCCTGTTTGCGTTGTCGTGCTAACAAGAGTTACACTGCAAGTGACTTGAGCAGTGTGGACGTTAGCTAATGTCATACCTAGCATAACTATCGTGCTGCCTGTCTGCACAGTGTAGATTGTTTCGGGCGTACCAGCAGTGGCTGGCGCAACATCCCTTGTAACTAGTTTAAACGTATTTGCCATTCTATTCTCCTATTAGCCGAGAGCAATCGCTAATGCAGTTGCCTCGTCCACCGTTGCTTTTGCACCTATTGTTGAAATGTTAGCCACCACTGTATTTATGTTAGCTGTGTTGTTGGCAACTGTAGCTATATTAGAAGCAACAGGAGCTAAGTCATTCATATCACTTACTATTTGAGCAGTGCCTAAAGTATTCATATCAGCAATAGCGTCAGTAGTTCCAAGCAAACCTATTTGCGTAGCTTTAGCAGCCACTGCCCCTATGTCCGTAGCATCAGCCGCAACTGCATTTATATTCGTGGCATTACCAGCAACAGCAGTTACGTTACTGGCGATACCAGCCACCGTTGACACATTACTAGCTATCGCTGCCACGGATTGTATAGCATCGGTAGCATCCGTACCGTCCTCAATGTCGGCTAGTGTGGCTATATCAGCCGTAATATTTGCTAACGATTGTACATCAGCTATCAACGGCCCTTGTTGTGCGACACCCGTACTTTCGTTAAAACCTAACACACGACCTTTACGGTCATCCTTGTCGGGTAGCGTAAGGTCTACAGATACAGCGTCACGCACCGGGGCAACCATTGCCCTATCTAACCGCTCTTCATGGCTAGCTAAAATCATTGTCAATGTATCAAAATCGTTTTCCAGAGAAGCCGCTGTAATATTACCGCCACTTGTATATACGCTCGTTCTGCTTAGAGGTAAGTCGCTGAAGACACTGACAACCGCATTGTTAGCTGGGGTATAGTCAGACGGGCTAGTTCTAAACACCACCTTGCCCGTACCGTCAGCGTTTAACCCGATAGAGTTACCAGAAGTTTTTATATCATAGTGAGTGCTTTCAGTCTTGAGAGTGCCGTCAACATCTACCTTTATTTCCGAAGTATTATTGACTTGGAAACTAAAACTAAATTCTGTTGTCGAGCCGTTAGCTGTAAACTGCGCCCGTCTTGTTTGGTCTGTTATACTAAACGTAGCCATTTACCACACCTCACTATTGGTATTTGTACACCATTTATAAACGTTTGTCACTCCATTGCTTCCTCTACCATTTTCGTTAGCTGAAACCGTGTTGAGCCTTCAATAAAAGCTTCTCTAGCTAATTCGCGCCTATCTTGTAAAATTGTATTTAAAGCTTTGAATTTGTCTTCATCTGTAATTAATGAATTATAATCAGCGTCAAGAACTTCAAACAACAAAGAATTAGCTAACGTGCTTGTTGGGTCATAGCCCGTTTGCTCTGGCGTATTACCGTTTGCGTCAACTGTGTTTATAAGGGTATGAAACTGATTAATTTCTTCATTGTTTAGTTTAACCTGATTAATGCTTTTGTTGTGCATTGAAAAAGTACCCATGCCCGTTTCACTTAATCTAAGCAACTCTTGGTCTACTTTAGAATATTTAGCTGTTCTCAACCTTGTAGGATTAAAGTTTTCACCAAAAGCTCCTTGACCTCTTTCAACCTCATTCCCCCAAAAATCTAAACCCGGTGGTAAAGTATCCGCAAAGTAAGGGTTTCTAGCTTTAGCTTTTTGTAATCCGCTATAAAAGCCTTGCATAAACAAAGGGGCCTCGGTGTAAAGCTTGCCAGTTATTGGGTCTTTGCCCGGAGGTAATGCTGTATTGCTAGAGGTTGGGTCGTTCATTCTTTCAAGCATTGCGTGAAAACTAGATTGTGTTACGGGTGTATACTGACCGTCACTCAAATAATGTGCGGCGTAGCTACCTATTCCAAACGTTGAACGGTCTAAATTACCGAGTACATTCGTACCAACACCCGACGAAAGTTGACCAAAGTATTGCATCATTCTTTCACCGATGTCTTCTTTTGTACCTCGACCCATAGCAAACTCAGACATTTCTGCCACGCCTTGTAGAAATGGTAAGCTAGACGCATACTCAGCAGTTGCCAAAACATAACCTTTAATAACGGCTGAAAGTACATTTGGGTCATCTTCATATTTCATATAGTTTGCCAAGTCTGCACCCATTACAAGCAAAGCTGACATTGGGTCAAACCGACTAAAAGTCATTGTTTCGTAAGTACCGTCAGGCTGCTTAAAACCAATAGATGCCGGGTTAAAACCAGCGGGGTCCATAATATTACGTTTGGCGGCAAACTCACTTGGGCCTGTGCCAGTAATAACAATGTTATCACCATACTCTCCACTAGCCATATACAACATCGTCATAGCTATACCGTTGCCTAATGTTAACTTAGCTAGAGCATCGTCTAATTCTTTTCCTGTTATTGTTTGTTCGCCTTTAATATTTCCTTTTATTGCTTTGTAAACTGGTGACCAGTTTAAGGTTCGGTCAAACGCTTCGTTAATAATATTTGTTGGCGTATTATAAAAAGGCACAACAGTTTTTACTAAAGGGATACTATTTACTAAAGGACCCATGCGACCAAAAAAACCTTCTGGCGAACCTTGGAAAGTCATCTTTCGTGCTTCGGTGGTCATCATCTTTTTAATTTCGTCAGGCGTTGTCGTTATTATGTCTGCATATTTTTGCGACGCTAATTCTTTAGCCTCATCTCTGCCTATACCTTCACGCCTTGCTGTTGTGTAAGCAATCTGAGATGCTCGGTGCGCTTCTCTGTACAGCACACGACGCATTGTAATAACTTTAAAATACTCATCTTCACTTGCTAAAAACCGTCCGGGTAACCGTGTAGAAATTCCCATTAAGTCAACAAAGGATTTAAAATAATCGCCTTGAGCCATACTTGTTTTAACATCGTTTAAATTGTCAGTGCTTCCTAATGCTCGTCTAGTACGCAAGTCTATTTTACTTACAAGGTCACCACTTTCACCAGTCATCATAGTTCGAGCCATAAGAAGCATAGCATCTTTTTGCGCCATCATAAGACCATGAGCTTCAGCCGCCGCTTCTCCTACATACCTTTGGTCACCTATATCCCCACGCAAACCGCCAAGAGTTCTTATATTTCCTATGACCCCAGCTAATCCACGTTCTGCTAAGGTTTGCACTTGAAACCCAGCATTGCCCGCAATGTTTACGATATGCGTAGAAGGGGCAGACAAAAGAGCGTTGATATAATTTTCCATTGCAAAATCCCAAGACTTTGAAACAAAACCCTTTTCTGCATATCTCGCTCGTTGCATTGGTGTAGAAAGCTGTAGAAAAGTATGTAGGTGGTAATCAACTAGACCTTCGTCAGCTTCCCGCACCCATGTATCTAAACTTTCTGCATAAGCGGATACATCTAAATTTTCTAGCTTTGCTATAGAACTTACAACGCCTAAACCTCTACCATATTCAGACACATTACCAGAAACTTGTGCAGCTAAATTAGATTGCACAGCCGCCATAACTTGTAACTTTTTAAATTCTGTTTCCCTAGTTTGACGGTCTAGGCTACGGTAAGCCTTGTGCGCTCCATACTGTAACTCTTTACCAAATTTTATAAGCGTTAAAATACCAGCTAATACATCCTCTGCTGGGAGTATTTCACCGGGTTTTCTGTTAAGAAATTTTACGGCAATATTTTCAAACCCAGTTGCGTTTGCCATTGCAACCATAACGTCCATAGACTGCTTATCTCTTTTAAGATGTTTAAACAAAGCTTCGTTGTTTTTCTTAATGTTTTCAAAAACGGTTGTTGGATTAAAGTCATCTGTCGTACCATCAAATATTTGACCGATACGCCCAAGGTTTAAACCCGGCTCAAAACCACCATCACGCAAAACATCATTCAACGCCTCAACGTCAGTATTATCTAAACCTTTAATAACCAGAGAACCGCCGGGGCCGGGCGTTATGTCTTCATCTGGTACTAAATTACCATAAGCTTTATTCTCAGCGTTCGTTACCGACTTGGTTATAAACTCAACTAATTCACGATAGGCTGACATTAGATACCCTCTTGTTCTTTATCATCTGACATTGATGACCCTGTTTCCAGTAAGGTTACACCGCCTCCAACAGAAAGCAGCGGGATGCTACCTTTAAAGAACTTTTTAAATACTTCGTCTTTACTCATGCCCGTCAGTTGTGACGTAACATCTACTCGGTCATCTATAAGCTCAACGATTGTTTTTGGCTCAGAAGCAAGTCCTGTTTTATCACCGTTTGCAAACCAACTTAACGACTGTGCTTCAGCGGGTTTAACTCCAAGTTTTTCTGCTACTTGTTTATATATGTCAGAAAATACAGCGTATTCTGTTTGAACATCTTTACCGTCTATTTTTTGACTTCCTAGTGTATCTGCAACCATTGTAGCCGCATCGAATGTTGATGGGTCTTTCTGATACATTTCTTGGTATTCTTTAGTTTTTGCCGCAGTCTTACCGCCGATAAATTTTAGAGGAATAGACCCCGGCTCTAATTCGTTAATTGCGTCAAATACTGCTCGAATAGCATGAGTATCTACCGTAACACCCGAAAGATTACCCGCTACGTTTTCAGCAAATGTTGCGGGTTTTGGATTAGTATCAAACGAAATACCTGACGCCATAACATCGTCTAAAAGTTTACGATGCAAACCGCCGGGGTTTATAATCATTGGATAGCCTTTTTCGTTTATTCCCTCACTACCGGGTCCAATAATAGTGCCTATATCTATGCCTCGCTCTTGCTTAACACTAGCTAAAGAAGCACTTCTTAAATTTTCTTCTGTTTTGGTGCGAGGGCTAGTGGCGGCATAATTTAAAGCAAACTTACGCAATGCTTCAAATGCTTGCTCTTGAGTATAGCCAAGCTCTATAGCCTTATCAACAATAGGCCCAGTGTTATAGAAAAATTGCACGTTTGTACCGACAAAGGGTTTTGCTCTTTCTGCTAGCTTGTCAGAAATAGCTTCACTCATTTCTATAACTTTTCTAGCCCTATCTCCTAATGGTAGAGTTTTACCTTCTGGCGCTCTAGGTACTGGAGTTTCTTTTTGCTCTGGAAAAGTTCTGGCGTAAGCATCAGGAGATGTTTCAAACATTACTTCGCCACTAGGCTGCACTCTATCTTTTGGCGATAGTTTCATTTGCTCGGCTCTTATATTAAGAACGTTTACAGCTTCGTCTGTATCTATTTTAACAGGCTCTGGATTAACAAACATTTGCCCAGCGTTCATTCCAACCGTAGGCATTTCTCCCGGTTGGGTTAACCTATCCTTAACAGTTGACAGTTTATTACGAATTATTTCAGTAGCACCTTCGTCAGACTTTATAGCTCTGAAGCCTTGCATAATAACGTCAATACCAGCCCCTAAAGCCAAACCTTCCAATGCTTGCTTAAATCTACCTTCTAGTCTTTCGGCTGCACTAGCATCGTCTTCTACCTTACTGTCTAGATACTCAGTTACCGCACCATCTAAACCAAACTCTTTAAGAAGCGTAGAAAGGTTACCTTCTTCCGGGTTAAAGAGTGCGTCAGCAAAACCACTACGCAACATTGTATTGACATATCCAACACCACGAACGGGCGCAACAACCATACCCGCACCAAACTGCACTAAGCCACGACCTAACGCCTCAAGGCTACTGTCACCTTGTGGAACTTTAATACCAAGTTGTTGCAAGCCAACGTCAAACATTTCATCTAAGCTAGGCGCATCTTCTGGCTTTTCTCTTCTATACTCAAGGCCATCTGGCCCCATGTAAAAACCACCAAGACCACCAATTTTTTCGTCAATGGTTTGACCAATATCATCGGCTAAACCAACAACACCCGTAACAGTATCTTGAACACCACCAGCTATTGCTCGACCCGCTGCTTTTGCTGTATTTGCTACATCTTGCCCGTCAAACCCAAACATTTCTTTGGTGGTGTTTCTAGGGCGCATATTAGCAACCTCAACGCCCGTCGATGTAAAAACCAAATCGTGCATAGGGTTTTGTCTTACGCTGTGAGACTGTCTTCTGGCTTCAAGTATATCCATTATAAAGCCTCTTCTATTTTTAAAATGAACGCGTCAATGTTTGCGTCAGTAAGGTTAAGATTGCCGGGCAAACCTTGTCTGTTTTCAAGTAATACCTTGAAACTCTCAAGCGTTGATATCGCTGTCTCAAAATCATCTAATTTTAAATCTAACTGACCCTCGCTATTTATAAGGCCAATAAGGTTTTTTGCAGCAACAACTCTAACATTATTAACAGCCGCTTCTATGTCATCTTGAAATTGTGTTATTAAAGTTTGAACAAATCCCGTCGCGTCAAAATCTTGGTCAACCCTTTTAAATGTTAAGGCTTCGTTTTCTAATGCGCTAACTAATTTTTGTGCAAGAAAAGTTTTTTTGAAATTAGGGTCTTTAGTATCAAGTTCCTTATAGTTTTTAGGTAACTCCATTGCTCCAAGTAAATTATTTACTGCTACTTGGGTTTCTTCATTTTGATGAAATTCTGCTAGTTTATAAAACTTATCTCGGTCAGCTAAACTTAAATTAAGCCAATGGTCATTAACATCGTCAAAACCTATGTTAGACCGTAACCCTTGAAGATAGCCACGAGAACCATTATCACTAATAGCTGGCGCAAGTCCGGCCTCTAAATATTTTGTTTTAAGTTCTTCAGCCCTAAATTTATCGTATTTATAAAGTTGGTCATAGTTGTCTTTGAATAGCGTGGCATCACCTTCGTTTATAGCTCCAAGCATAATAGCGGCATAACCATCATTTAACTTAATTTGTTCCTTGTCATTAACGGCCTCTTGCTGCGCTCTAGCTGCTAACTCGTTACTTCTAAAGTTGCGAAGGTTTTGCGCTATTTCAGCAAATGATAAATCATTATTTTGTAATATGGATATTGCCGCTTTAGTTTTTACATTAAGCTTTGAAATATCTCCCCGTGCTATATTTCTAATTAAAGCATCAGGGTTTTTTAAAGTAAGTATATTGTCATTAACTAACTGCGTTGCAGAAGCTACTGACTGAGTATCCCATGCAGAACTCCATGCAGATATTTGTGAAGGTGAAAAATCTCTAGCTTGCATTTCAACAAGCTTATTAGCTTTTAAAGACGCAAGTGTATTAGCATCAACAAACTTTGCTTCAATCTGACCGTTAGCATCTAAACCAGTTAGATTAACTTGAAGAAGCTCATCCATGTTTTCTAGGTCAAGTTGCGCTGAAGCCATCCAAGCTGACTTTGATTTATCTTTTTGGTTTTTAATATATGAACTGTGGTAGCTAGTGTATTTTGCGTTTGCTGTAAGAGCCAACTTAGCTTTCATGCTTCTAGCCATTGAGGGAACAGTTTCATCAAAGGTAGATGAATACCCTTGAATAATTGCATCTAGTTTATCTTGTAATCCAGCCGGGTTAGCTTCTCTACTTTCAAAATCTAATATTGCCGAGTTCATTTCTTTTCGAGCCGCTAATTCTAATTCACTCGTAACAACCGTTGCCGCCGCTTGTCGTGCTGCTCGACCAAATAGACTGTTTTTATCACCGGGCAGTTTTAATTCTTCGCCTGTTTCTCTAGCCGCTTGAATTTGCTCTAGAGTAGGAGCATTAGCCGCGCCGTATTCTTCACCTTCTAACTTTGCTTTTATTTGGTTTTGCTCTCCAAAAAAAGCCGTCATACGATTTAGCGATTGCTGTAATTGACCTAATCCCCGTGCTGTGGCTTCAGCTTCATAGGCTCTGGCTTCAGGTATTTGAAGTGCTACCCGCCGCCCTTGATATCTTACGCTCTCAACCATTAGTTTATTGCCGCCAAGTTGCTAGGTGGAATTGGACTTCCAGACGTCGCCATAATTTGACCGCCTGTTGTTGCCACATTAGCCGCCGCTGAAAGCGTAGCAAATCTAACACCCGCCTTGCCAGCTAGCCTAGCTTGTTGTGCGTTAGACTCACCGCGCAGAATTGCCATCTCTGCATTGAGATTAAGCTTGCGAATATCCATACCCGCCACTTTCATAGAGTTCATATTGATTAGGTCTTTGGTTTCCATCGCACCGTAAGGATCTAGTCCACCAGCCGCTGCATTTGCTACGGAACTACTCATAGCAGTAAGAAGTTCCCTCATGCGCTCGTTACCCTCTACCTTGTAATTGACCGCATCCGTTCGAGCTTGAATAACCTCGTTACGGGCTTTCATTTCGTATTGCACAGCCTCCGCTTGTGCTTGTCGAATTTGCGCCATACCGCTTAATGCTGCACCCGCTATTTGTAAAAATGCTGCGCTCATGCTCCGCTACTCACTTTATAATCTAATGCTAAAACTGTCATAAATAATGGTTTGTCTTGGCTGATAGTAACCTGACCTTCTAAGGAAAAGCCGGGTAATCCATCTACTGTCTTGACCCCAGAAAACGCCGTAACGCCACCCGCACCCGATAGGGTGGTTTGTGTTGGTACTTCTTTACCTTCCACGGTTACGTTTTGTGTAAGAAATAAAATTGGAGAAGCTTCTAGAATACGTCTCTTAGTTGATTGCATAGAACCCGTAGATAACCGTAACTCAACAGGCTGTGTCGTTACCTCAACGCTAAAATCTAGACCCACCTCTACATAACTAGACGCCGTTCCATTTAAGGTAACATTGCCAGAGCTTACCGTTCTGTCGGTATCTACAATATCGTCGCGTACTATCTTTACCGTCTTAGCTTCTAGATGCGATAGGCTCCCGGCTGTGGTGCTTCCCGGCAACGATTGGTCCGGGCTAACTGCACCTGAGTAATATTGTAGTGCGCTATCTGTTGTGCGGTCATCGTCAAACACTTCTAGGTAATATTTAGCCGAACCACCGACAGTTCTTTTAACCACCGTGTAGATTGTATCTAGATCCACACCTATATCTACAAAGTCACCGTCTGTAGTCCATACCGCCGGGGCCACGATCTGTTGTGGTCTGTTAAGCATATAAGCCGCTATAGTGCCTGTCAGCCCCACAGAGGACGCTCTATAGCCTGTTGTGTCTGTTCCATTAACAATCATCAACAAGTCACCCTCAGTCGTATCTGTGGCACTTCTAAGAGCCATACGTTGAGGATCAAGCAGCAAGTGTGAGTTTAGCAACGACACATTGTTAGCCACATAGCTTAGTTCTACGTCACTAAACAACATCTCGCGTAAAGCTTTACCCTGACGCTGAATGAACAACGTGCCACCTTCAGCAGCTTGGGGCCGAATACCTAGCTTAGAACCACGCCGGGTTGCAGACTTAACAGTTATGTTTGCCGGGGTAATAGGAGATAGGTCAGCTTGCGGAATAAAAAACTCCGCACCTGAAGTAAATATTTGTAAGTCACGCCCAGAGCGTAGAGCCGTTATCGCATTTACACTATCCGTTGAAAGCGTAACCTTTATAGCATCATCGTCTAAACCTTCGGTTGGTTTAAAGTTAAAGAAGTCTCCAACTCTTGAGCCAAACAATGTTGAGGGTTCAGAAGCAGAACCACCAAAATACAAGCGACCTTCGTGAAAAGTACACGTTCGGGGCCATCCTCTAGTGTTACTCCAAGCGTCCTCATACCCACTTTCGAGCTTATATTGATTTTGATTTATGGTTTCTGTGTTGTGAAACGGTATTTCAACTATAGCGTTTGCTACAGTTGTAGAACGGTTACTAACTATTTTTGCCCGACCAAAATCATTACCATCCACAATAAATTGATCGACAAAAGAGTTGTTAAAAATAGCGTTATTACTTGTTAAAGTAATTGCACCTGTAACCGCCGAGGGGGTTATGTCTCCCGCTGGGTTTGAGTTTGATAAAGTGAAAGCAGACTTAGGCGCTCTAAAGTTATCATTGCTTAAAGAAAGTGTTGAGACAGTCCAAGTCGTATTATTAGCTCCACGAACAATTTTAAAAGGAGCAAAGGCTTCATTTACAACGACCAAAGTATCAGCCGATTGCGTGAAATAAACCTTATCCATATCAATCGCGGTTTCTATGTATAGTGTGCCAACACTAAAATCTAAATAACTATTGCCCGACCCGTTGATGTTGGTAAGCAAAACCTGATTAGCATAGAAACGAAAACGTATAGTTGCGTTTGCATATCGGGTTGCAACAATCATAAAATTCTGGGTTGTGCTAAACTCAAACGGTATGAGCAACACACCATTAGCCGCATTGTCACCGGTTAAATCTTGTAGAAATCTAAGACCCGGGCGGCGACTAAAACCACCTTGAGGTTCAAACAAAACGTTATCAGCGGTAGCCACAGTATTATAGTATTGTTGCAAATCAGTACGACCACGGAGTAGGGGGTCCATTTCCCCACCCGTGAAGCTAGCCTGATATGCTTGGAATTTACTCATCTAAGCTCAGTCAACATATAATCTGATATAACTCCCGGCGTCTGACCCGCACTATCAATGCTTACAGCCTGTCTAAAATAACCGCCGCGCATACCTTCGCCCGGTGTGCCGAGCGCAATACTACGCCACAACTCCACTTTAGTTGTTTGGTCCGTCATTGTTTCTGCTAAATGCCATGCTAACTGATACGCTAAGAGTGTTACAAAGTAAGTCGGCAACGCACCTTCGTTAACATCTTTTTGATAATCTATTGTAATTGTTTCTTCATCAGAAAACAAAACAGTGCCGCCCACGGATGACTGACCTATTTCCCAGTTCTTAATAAGAGGTGAACCCGCTGTAGTGCTGGCTCTAACCGCCCGGGGTACACCCGATAGCATATCATTAGGTAAGGCAAACTGATATGTCCACTCGCTCACGGGCGCAGTTGTTTCTCGTGCCAGTGTTGCCTTACCAAGGGAGAACGTCCAACTGTACATAGCAAGAGTTGATGCTTTAACTTCCTTGTACAAAATATTACAAGCGTCAGCCGCAGCCGACGCATCTGAAAAACTTGTGATTTTATTTGACCCGAGAAACACAAGGGCTTTGTTACAAATGCTTACGTCTGTATCGCCTGACGCCATAAGTCTCTCCTTGAGTTAGGGAAGGGGGCGTAACCGCCCCCAACCATATTAGTCTGAGTCAGTTACAACAGCGATCACTGTGCCGTCTGACATATCAACAACGCCTGAAGCGTTACTGACGACAACGTGCATTGTAATCGTTCTTGTTCCACCCGTAGCACCGTGGACAATAATCATGTCTCCAACTGCTAGTGTGTCTGACAAATCGTTGAAATAGCCAGAGCCATCAACGACTGTATGTGCGTCCGTTGTGGTGTAACAATACAATGCCGGGACTGTACCCTTCATTGATTGACCACCTAGTGAGGACATACCTGTTGCTGCAAATGCCATGATTATCTCTCCTTATTCTTCGCAAACAACATCAACGATGCCGTCTACGTCGATTGCACCAGCACCCATTGACAACATTGCTGTCACTAAGAAAGAAGTTTTCTCAGGGATGTAGTTGATTTCGGTTTTCGGAGCGATACCAACGCCAACACCAAGTGCTGAACGATGGAAAGCAAAACAAGTACGGTCAGTACTTGCCAACGGTAGACCACCCTCATCGCGGTCACCCACAATGTGAAACTGAAAGCCGAGCATTGTATTAACGTTTCCGCTAACTAATGCTTGAACAGTTTGGAAGTCACTTGAAATTGCTCGTTCATCACCAAGCAAACCAGACAGGTTATTAGCATGGATTACCATGTGACGGTCTGCTGCTGGAACGTTCTTCGCATCCAAAGCTTTTTTCGCTGCTAAAATTTTACCAACGTTTAAGTTTGATGCAGCGGCTGAACCAGAAGTAACAACAGTCTTAGCAACTGTGGAACCCGCTGAAGCGGCATTTAGTGCATCAATAATGATTTGGTCTTCGCGGCGTCCGATAGCGTTACCTACGACTTGCGCTAATTCTTGACGCTCATCGAAGTTAACTTTTTGCTGATTAAATATATCAGAATATTCAGCAGCAACAAAGTCTTGCATACTAACGGAGACTTGTGAAAAGGCTGCGTTAATCGGGGTTACATCGGTTTGTGGAACGCGAACCGACGCAGTTCCTTTACCGACTTTCGGGAATTTTACGGTGTCTCCCGTTACACCATTTCGGGTACGTGCAGCACCACGGAGAACAGCAGCGCCTTGATACGCTTGATGAACTTCCGCTTCAAATAGCTGTACGAACGCCGGTGATAGGTTCGTAGACATAATTTATAGCTCCTATATTGAACCAGTTAAATTTGTCGCCTTGATAGGTTGTCGGGAGTTCCGGCCTCTGGCTTCGTGGATACGTCCACGCCCGTTAGATTTCTCTAAACCAGACAGGCCATAAGGTTATCTGTCACCGATAGGATATACTACAAGCTGTAGCTTGTAAACATATTAGATGCTAGGTGTAGTATTTGCACACACAAAAGCCCCCGCCGGGAAAACGGAAGCGGGGGCTAGTGTCAGGAGAGAGCAGAAAAAACTCCTGTACTACGACTACAGGCTAGCCGTATCTCCTTTGGTATTCCAACTCAACATCTCTAGTAAATTTTGCGTCAGAACCATATCGGGAATCAGCCATTTTAGACCGCATTGAAGCTTTGAAATCTTCTTCGCTTACACCCGCCTCAGTAACTTCTGCAATAGGGATTTTAGACATATCTCCCGTTAAGGAGCGTACTTTTTGCATAAGACGTTGCCCTACCGCAGTGCCGCCCCAATAGTTTAATTCTTGCCGTTCAGCATCAGATATAATGCCTTTTCTCTCCAAGCCGTCAGCCCAATTAATATTTGATTTAAGTATAGCATCTGCGTTTGGTCCTAATGCCTCACGTTCTTTAGCTACATCCATTTGGGTTTGATTAGCTTCTTCACCCGCCATGCCCGTGATACTAGACGCAAGCTCATCAAAAGCCGCTTGATTGACCCCGTACTTTTGCGCCCAATCTAAATAAGTAGACACAACCGGGTCATTAGCCTCGTAGCCAGCTTCTGTTAAAACTTCAGTGTTGTACTCGCTAGGGGGCTTATGTTTGCCTTGACTAAATTGCTTCTGAAGCTCGTTATAACTTTTAGTAAATTTTTCTAAGTCCGGTCCTTCTTTTTCGTCCCAGAACTTTTCAGGAAACCAATCTGGTCTATCGTAAATTTCAGGTTCTTCAGGCTCTTCCGTAGGCTCCGCATCTGCCCGGTGGTCTATGGTTTCACCTTCTTCTACCGCTTGTTCTTCTTCTAAAGCTGTTGCGGCCATTAAACCGTCAGGGGCTGCGACTTCTTCAGTTGTCCCTTCGGCTTCTTGGTTATCACTTTGGCTCATTTGCTCGTTTCATCCTTTGCTGTATTTCTCTAACGATTGAGTTTTGTCCTTCTCTGGCGTAACCAAAAGAAGGGTCTGCACCCGGAACCCACGCTGGTTGATCTATCGTTATTGTCTCAAGATGCTCTAAAACTTTTTTACCAGCTTCAGAGTCAAAACATCTCTTAAACAAAATATCTAAATCCCGTTGTGAATTACTCGGCATTTCTAAATGCGTTACTGTAGCGTCTACGCCATCCCAACCGGGAGCGTTAATGCTTTGAATACGCTGTGCTTGGCTCATTGCATTTGCTCCCCTTCAGGTGGCAACACGCCTTGTTGCTGTGCCGCCATCTGTGCCATTTGCATCATCTCTTCTTGCATCTGCTGACGCTCTTGCGGCGTCGTTCTTAGATCAGCGGGGATACCTAACTGGTCAGCTATGTAATCGCCCACCTTATCCATCTTCAGTAGTGTTTGACCTTGCGGCCCCATCATCTGCGCGACTTGCATGAACTGCATAACCTCACCAAGCTTGTCGGCATTATTTGCCATAGCTAGCGGCGACTGAGGTACAACACTTACTTGTAGCCCGTTTACCTTTAGCGGTAGTTCTATCATGCCCATCTCGTCCATAAGCTCTAAGCTACGACGAACGATTGGAAACATTGTCTCACTTATCAATCGACCAAAGGCACTACCTAAATTTTGAGATAGCTCTTTCATCCTTTCAACGATTTCTGTAGCCGACCTAGCCGACATATTGTCAGGCGGTAAGCTTTCATCAAGCAGTGTTTTCTTAATGTTTACTCGTAGATCATTGCTAACGATTTGCGTAAGGTTGGCGTCCCCGCTACGAGGAAGAGGTTGCAAGGAAGGACCACGGGGACCGCCATTAGAGGAAACGCCTATGACTGCACCGGGTACGATTGAAATGGTCTGGGGATTTAGAACACCATCATCTACAGCGGTAAAGACGCCACCAATACTTATACTTGCATTTTTAAGTGTTAATTCAACAACCTTGTTTAATGTTTTGATGTCAGGCAAAGCATAAAGCACCGGGCCACGACCATACCGTTCGTTACTAGCTTTCATATATCGAGAGATAACCCAAGGAAAAGACTTGAGGTCACGATGTACAAGCTTAAAGTCTTCCTCTGCTGTAACCAAACAATAGTATATTTGATTATCTATCGTGTAGGTTGCCTCAATCATTTCCAACGGTTTTGTTGGATCATCCTCGTATTTCTTTACAATATGGTCAGGAATATTTGCGTCAGGCCATTCCCGTGTAATAACATTAAAGGGCCGTTTTATTTTACGATAAACCGTATCTACAGTACCGTTTGGCCCTTCTTCGAAGCAAACATGATAGGACGGTACAGCCGTATAACGAATAGGAGTTATTTCATCTCCGGGCTGTATCAGCATAACCGCTGTGCCAACCGCAAGGTCTAGCAAAAACTCACCCATAGCTAGGTCAAAACCCGATTGAGCCATAACACCAAACATCTTTTGCGTATAAAAATCTAATGCTTGTTGAGCTTGTATTTTGTTTTCTTCAGGTATTTCTTGACCCGGCTGCAACCGACACCACGGACGTTGTGGTGGAAAAAGGGAGGATTGTATACGATTAGCAAACCGGGCCGTCGAGTGTATTGCCGTACTGTCAAACACCCTTTTCATTTTATTTTGACCGGGAACATTTCCCTCGTAGTAACCGTCGTACAGATTACGCATAGGCAAAGCGTACTCGTAAGCTTCTTCGTATATAGACCGCCATTGATCCTTATGCGTTTCCGCTGTTTTGTAGCGTTTCTTTATTTGCTTAACATCTAATACCATTAGCTTTGTTTATGCCTCTGTGCAAAATTTCTAGCAGCTTGTTCACTGCTAAAGCCCCAAGCTTTTAAAGCTAAAGCTTTCTTTGTGGGACGGCCTTTATCGTCTTTCATAGCCCCGCGCATCCCGGCAAACCGAGCCGCGAATGAAACCCTACGTCCCGACGTTCCTGTTTTCTCAGGACTTCTTGTCATTTTTCTTTCCGTATTTACTCGCCATCTTTTTTCTCAGACTGTTCGTCTTGCTGTTCATTTTGCTGCTCAATGGCTTCTTGCCTTTTTTTTGACCGTACATCGTGGATCTCCGTGTGTTTGGGATTGCGGATATATTTTTTCATTAGCCTGACCGTGGGTTACGACCTAACGTACTTTGAAGCTGTTGAGTTTCACGACCCGCAGTGCCTACCGTTACACCTTCAGCCATCAAACCTTTTCGACCACCCCGACGCCTAGCCGCTGCTCTGGACGCAATTTTTTTTCCAGTCTCAACTCTTTCTTGCTCTGCTGCTAGTTCCTGTTCCCTCAGATTTTCTTCAATCTTGGGATCTGGTGGTGGAGCTTTTGGTTTTTTGAATAGACCGCCCATTAAAATAACCTCGAATAAATTTTATAATCTTTGCCATCAGGACCATACCGCCGCATGGTTCCTTCGAACTCAAAGTAACACCTTTCGGCCCATTTGACTGCTGGAACGTTGTCAGAATGAATTGTGAACTGTAGCCTTTTTATTCCTAATTCGTTCGCTGCTAACTCAAAAAACTGCAAAGCAGTGCGGTGAAATGATATTGTTTTTCGGCCTATGTGTTTACTAGGAATAAGCCAAGCTTCTGCGCTGCCTTTCCAATATTCGTAAACCCCAAACATGGCGTACACTTTGCCCTCACCAATCCCGGTATAGGCAACTCCAGCGTGGGCGTATTGGCTAAGAATAGAAAGATAATCTTCGTGATAACTAGCTAGATCCTCATCAAATTTATTTAGATCGCACATCAGGTAGTGCGCCGGGGACCAATCAACGAGCTTATGCCGGGGATAATCCAACGGCATGACCCGATTAAGTTCCTCAGTCGAAAACATTAAACTCTAACACCTTCGCTTGCGTGGTCGCCACACCGCTGCGAGTAGGGGACTTAGTCATAATCCTATGCTC